CGGCTACGCTCAGATTCTCGGGTCTTATCTTCAGCAGCCCATTCGCCTCGGAAGATACGCTCGTAACGCTCCCAAAGCGTCAAATAGTTGGTGTCTCGCCAGTCTCTCCAGCGGTCACAGTGGTCAACAACGAAGCTGACTATCTCTTTGTCTGAGTCGCTAGGCTGGTCAAACTGGTTTTCCATGATCTTCCTTTACCTACCTTGTGGCGCTGTGTTTTGATTTTGCACTCGTTGCGCCTGATCAAGCAAGAGCATCAGTGTTGTTGCTATTGTAGGGTCAATATGTGCTGGTGCATCCTTAAAACTATTTCCATCCATCTTTGGAAAGATTGAGTTTGCAACTCCAAAAGCCAATGCTTCTGTACCAGTTGCCCTGTAGCCTTCTTCTTTTTTGGCAAAATCAGGATTAACAGTCTTAAGCCATTTATTGATTTCAGGCTCTGTAGACCCAATGATTTTTTGGAAGTTATCCATAAACTGTCGATCAAGATCAGTTTTTGACTTCTTATTTTTAACCTCATAGTATTGATTAATTAACTGTCTTTCTAGTGCATGAGTTAATTCGTGAGATAGTGTATTTGATGCTTCTTGAGATGCGCTATCATAAGCAGCATTGAGTTTTACAATACCACGCTGAGGAATAGAGCCATCACTGAAAAAACCAGGAGAAATGAATTTTCCAAGGCTTCTCATGTAGGCAGCTTGGACATCGGGAAATGATCGTCTACTTATGAGATAGTTAGCCAATGCCTGATAATCTGGGTTATCAGATGCGGCTTTCATAATGTTAGCGATAACTGGATCCATCACACCCCCGAAATTATATCGACTGGCTCCCAATCGTCTTCGTTGTCGCCTTCAAAGTAGGTTGTGACATTCATCTGATCTATGTAAGAAAGTGCATCAGGCAAGTCATCATGCACTCCTTTTGACGGGAAAAGTAATAGTTGGTCTATAAACTCATCCCAGTCTTCTTCAGAATTTAGCACAATTCTGCCATGTTCAAACCGCCCTTGCAATGCCCAAATTATCCTGTCTGCTTTTTTCTTATTTCCATGAGTCAAGTCGTGGATGTGGGCAAAACAGTTGTTTTTTCGCATCATGTCTGACAAATATGGCATTACGGCGTTTTTCAGTGCTCCACGCTCAATGCCTACTGCCAATGGTCGGTAGTCCCGAATAGCCAGCAGAATCTTGCTGGCAGTCTCTTGGATGTCCCAGCGTCCGTGGACAATCTCTTTGACGAACCAAACTCCGTCATCAGTGACTTTGACGACTGCAATAGCCGATTCATCTAACTTGATCTTGGCGTTTCCAGCGGCTCTAGCCACTTCCTCAAAGCCAGCCAAGTCGCAGGCAATGTAGTAACTGCCATACTCAGGCTCAACCCCGTATTTCAGCCAATCTTCTTTGAAAACATCAGAGCCAGCATTGTTGAAACTTGCCTTGTATTCTTGGTTGAAGGCAAATGTTGACATCGTTTTCTTGGCGTTTTCTATCTCTGTTGGGTCAATCAGAGGGTTGTCAGCCGTAGTGAAGTGCCATGAGCGCCATTCTGGGTCTTCTTCTTCCAGCCCCAGTTTGTACATATCGTAGAACCAGTTTCTGCCCTTTGGCGTACCAATGAACAGACCTCGACCTTTTTTGTCTGACAAAGCGGCTCGTATGACTTGTTCCCAGGCTTCAGGCTTAATATCAGCAACTTCGTCTAAAACCACGAATGTCAGGCTCACGCCCCGCAGGGTATCGGGCCTATCAGCGCCACGAACATAGATTTTGGCCCCGTTGATCAGGGTGATGTCTTGGTTGTTCACATGGCTACCAGCAATGACTTCACGCCCGATTTCCAGCAACACATCCCAAATAATCTGCCGAGCCTGCCCGTTAGTCGGAGCCACATACATGACTGCCGAGCCAGCAGGACAGCGTAGCCCTTCAATGATCAGGCTGGTGGCGGCAAGGCGGGATTTACCGCAACGGCGACCAGCGGCTACGACTTTGAAGCGTGTTTTGTCTTGAAAGACAGTTTGCTGCCAAGGAAGGAGTTTGAACTGTAAATCAGCCATTCTTGTCCTCAACATCAATGATTTCAGATTCAGGCTCATCAGGTGAGCCTATGGATATGGGGTTATCTCCAATGCCAGTGATATTGATGGTCACAGCACTTCTTTGGTTCTTTTCTTTCTCAAACATACTGACAGGTAGTGTTCTGTCCATCAGTAGTTTGATCATAGAGGCTTGGGCAGGGTGTTCGTCATTCATAGCGATTTCAATGGCTTTGTGGACGACATTTGTGCCAGCAGAGTTCAAGAGGATGTTTTTCAGGGCTTTGAGTCTTTGGCCTTCAGTAACTGGGAGGAGGTCTTGTTTTTGCTTAGACAAGTCTTTCACAGTCATCTGACCAATTGTTTTCTTAGGTCTTCCACGACCTCTCTTGACGGAAACATCGCTCATTCTTTTGCCCATAGAAGGAAGTTATTGAGTAGGGTAAGCCCATTGACAAAAACTGTCAAGGCTGTATTATGCAGTCGGGGCCATGACCCAGCCCTCCATGCTGTTGAGCCGACAAAGTGGGATAAACATGGCGAATCAGGCGAGTCTCTAGTAGGGCAGTGTCAAAGATGAGAATCTTCACACTCAACTCGAACAGGGCAATGTTGCTTGAACTGGTAATGTCTGACAAACAACCAGTAGCCTAGATAAACAAGAGGCTCTCTTCTCAAAGAAGAACACACCTGTATATACGGGTTGCAGTCTCACGCCTATACCCTTAGTCCGACCTTCTTCTTGCTACCTAGTCGTCTCCATTGTGTTTTCTAAATTGCCTTTTTCAGAGTTTGGGTGGCTCCTACAAATCTTCCTCACCACACACACCCCTCCCCCCCTACTGTTGCTTCCACGCAACAAACCAAGCAACAGACGCAAACGAGACTGATTCTCAAATGCTAGTCATAATTAACCGACCAGTCGGTCGGGTAATGGAAAGCGGAAGCACCATCTCGGGGCATCATATTAAATTGTCACCAAACGCTCACTCTGGCGATAATTTACTTTTATTGATGTAATCCGCAACTATCATGCACGATTCAATACTTTTATGCAGTCAACATTTATACTTACATGATATTCTTGTGTCTTATATAAGATATGAGACAGATAATCAGAGTGCTATCAAAATTGGCTCACTGATTAAAAAATACAATGATGCTAGCTATTGACAAAGTGTGTTTTCAATGTAGAATTATCCTCAATGGCTCAAATTCTTGGGTCAGATTAAAAGGCGTAAAACATGGACAAAATGACAAGAGAACAGTGGCTCAACAGTGCAATGGATGAGCTGAAAACACTGTTTAAACAACACGGCGTTGTTGCACCCGATCTAGTACGTGCATCATGTGGCTTTCCCTCAAAATCAGCACTCAGCGCCAAGAATCGGCGAATTGGCGAATGTTGGAACGCTCGGGCCAGTGCTGATAAACACGCTGAGATTTTCATTTCACCTACCATCAGCGACAGTATGCGAGTGCTAGACATTCTCGCCCATGAGCTTATCCATGCTTGTCACCCTGGTGATGGACACGGCAAACTGTTTAAACGCACTGCTACTGCTATTGGCTTGGAAGGCAAAATGACCGCTACTGTCGCAGGCGAATCGTTTAAACAATGGGCAACTCCCGTAATTGATCGAATCGGCGTTTACCCTCATGCTGACCTTATTCCCGCAAATGCCATTAAAAAGCAAACGACAAGGATGTTAAAGTGCGTTTGCGATCAATGCGGTTATACAGTGCGAGTCGCAGGAAAGTGGCTCGCTGACATGGGTGCGCCACATTGCCCCGATCACGGCGAAATGCAAACTGTTTAAACAACCCGCCCGCTTCGGCGGGCATCCATTCAAATAGGTGTCAATCATGCAAAAACCCGATTTAATCGTTTCCATTGGTTCCATCATTGGGGCTTTTTTCCTCGTCTGCATCCTGATCGTTTGGGGGTGAACCATGAAACCTTATGCACAATACAAAAGAGACGGAAGCCTTTGGAAAGCAGGAAGCACAATTCTAGGTTTGTGTGCCGCTTATAACCATGCAACAAACCCAAGCATTGCCATGACAAGCCATGAGCACGATCGTTCATTCTGGTATGCCAGAGCGATTAAAAACAGAATGTCTCGCCTTGGTTTCAAGTATGGGAAACACTATGCAGAACAGTCCAATGGCTCACTCTGGCCTTTACCTGTAAACACTTCTAAACACTAAAACCCATACCATTGCCCATTAGTCCTAGTGGGCCTTGGCCTGGGCTTTTCCAGGGTTCTTTAATAGGTGTCAACATGAAACAACACACGCGTTACATCCCTTCGGGATATGAGTTAATTGCCAAAGATGAGCGCTTCGGGTTTGAGTGCTGGGGCAATCTGGATGTCATCACCAATTCTGGGAAACACGCCATTTATGCAATTGCCTACGGTGGAAAACGCACCAAATCAGATTGGCATTATCGATTTAAAGATGAATCCAGTTTGCAGCGCCAGATTGAACAAACCTTGAGGGGTTATATGCAATCGGCAGAATTAAAAGCCGAATGGAAAGCCAAACGCAATGCGCCACATGATGTAAAAGTGGGTGACATTTTTAAATGCTCATGGGGATACGATCAAACAAACATTGATTTTTATGAGTGCGTTGCAGTGCTGGGGAAAATGATCGAAATTCGGGCAATTGCTCAGGATTCAATGGAAACCCTTTCAATGCAAGGCGAATGCGTCCCCATGCAAGGCGCTTTCATTGGTGAACCCATGCGGAAAAGGGTAAGCATGGGGGGAGGTGAACCATCGGTGAGAATCCAAAGCTATTGCAGCGCCTATCGCATGAAACCCTTGGCAACCATTGGCAATAAACCCGTGTTTGCATCATCCCATTGGACAGCATACGCTTGAGGGGTAGGCCATGAATGTATCTGAACACGCCAAAATTTTGAAAGCATACATTGACCGCTTATCAATGGCAGACCTGAAAATAATCACGCAAGTGCATGGTTACTGCTGGGATGAACAACTAAATGGAAACGCTGGCAGCCAAAGGTCTGAAGATGAACACTTGCAATCGGTTATTTTGAATGCGCTAGGTCAAATGCTGTCCCATGATCGGGACAACATAACCCGCATCATTGATAACACGCTAAATCGTAAGGCCAGCCCATGATCTATGCAACCCTCGCCCTAATCCTTAAAATAATCCTCAGACGCTAGTAAACACCAACTTCCCCAAGGTTTGCCCCTATTCAGGGGCTTTTTTTCGTCCCTTGATTTAAGCCATTTTTTACCATTGCCCTAGTCTTCCCCTTCCGACTCTGAAAAATCGTCCCAAAAGCCGTTTAAATCGCTTCTATGGGCATTTTTAAGGGCTTCCCAATCCTCCCAATCCAGCGTCAGTTCAGGATTGACCCTGACCGACAGCCCAACATGGTCTAAATTCATTTCGTCACGCAGGCCGATATTGTAGAAGTGTTGCGCCCATGCAACACATATCCTGACCCCTTCGTTCATGTTACCCTGCCCCAGTTTCAGCAGGACATCGATGCTGGCTTGGTCAAGGTAAGGGTGAATCTGCTTTTTCACGCCTGACCCCTGTATGTAGTTGCCGCCAATAGTCTGCTATCAGCAGTGCCTCAGCCACCCCATGATCTTTTTTTCGTTTGAGTGGCGCTTCAGGCCACATCATCCGAGCCACATCTAGGCTTTCATCTTTGTTGCTGGTTAACCCCCAATACTTTTTCCAGGCTTGGGGGCTGACAAAGTGAACAGGGTAGCGTGTTAGCTCACATACTGCTTCAATGACCCCTACTGCTCGCATAAAACGGGCTGTTGAGGCTATTCCCTGCCCAGGCATACTGTGAACGCTCTCAATGCAGATTTGCGCCCCTTCCTTGGGGTCTATGGCCTTCAGTAGGGCGTTTTTGAACACAATGGGCAGTATGCGCTTGTCCTGATGCTCAATGAACCATGCTTCGATGTAGTTGCCATGCTGATCAAGAGCACCTACCGCACCACTGATCAAACCAGGGTCTATGCCGCAGTAAATTGTCATTTAATCGCCTTGATTCTGGTTAAAAAATCTTCTTTGAAGCCTTTGAATAGCCCAGATGTGTCAGCATCAAGGTCTTGCACTCTCCACCAGATGTGCGCCTTCCACCCAGGGTTCCTCGCCAGCCTCAAGCAAGTGTCCATCCACTCCACATAAATCTCCGCTTGCCCACAGTGCTCGGGTAACGGTGAGTATCGAATGGCATCCAGTTTCTTTGTGCTCATCAAGAATTCGCTTGGCTTGTTCAGTATTCATGTTTTGTCCCCAACGCTTCATTGGCTAATTTAAGCGCAATTTTGCTTACATGACGACCTGCTGCATGACGATCAATAATTCTTCTAGCCCATCCTTTTGGATCGCCTGAATAGTCCTTGATGTCATCATTGAAATATGACGGTGTTTGCTTGCAGTATTGATCAAAACAATTCATGCAATAAGAACCATATTTGATCAACTCCTCGTTTAGTCTTGATGCTCCACATATCCTACAAAGATTACGAATTTCACTGAAATCTTCTTTTTTTTCGGTTTCAAACGATCTTTTTGCATCAGCGTATCCCATGATCACTCCTTATGGTATGCACCCTCAATGATTCGAGGAAACTTGCTTGGGTTGAACAGAAAATCAAGGTCAGCTTTCCAATCCTTGCTTCTGCCTGTCAGAAACTTGGACTTTGAAACCATCTCGAAAAACCAGGAAAAGAACTCCAGGCCCTTTTCTTTGTCCAGCTTGTCAGTAGTCACAACCTCACGCCATCTAGCAGAAATAGCCCTTCTGCGTGAATCATTTATCACTGTGACCCTGCTCAACATTGGCAATTTCTCGTTGTAAAGAGAAATAATTTCATCAATCGGTGCAGATGGTGTTCCCGCTTGGCGGGGACGAATAGCTTTAGCTATTTCTGTCTCTGTCTCTCTCTCTGTCTCTGTCTCTGTCTCTGGTAGATCATCTTGATATTGACTTGATATCACATTGATATCATCTTGTTCCAGCCAATGAGAGAGGCTTTTTATTGATTCATTAGTTTGCTTTTCAGTCAATCTAAGCCTGAAAGCAAGAGTTTTAATGTTTGGAAGCCTGCCATCATCTTCGCTTGCAATAAGCCAAAGCATAGTCAGCACTTTTGCTGAAAGTGGGTCAAGTTGATGCCACTCGTAGTCGTCAAGAATGTCCCGATACAGCTTAACCCAAGGAGGACGACGATCCTTGAAATGCTGGAACTTGTGCCAGTTTTTGATGCGCATGGAATTTTCCACCTTAAAAGCACCCTTGATGAAACTTCTGGCAGGCGAGGGTGGGACGCTTTTCGAGAGGGTAGCTACTCCCTCTCTAGCCAGGTTTCAAATTTATCCTAGCATGATTTTTTTGTCAACGCTAGATTAAAAACAGTTTGTTGTGCAATTACCAAAATAGCAACAGGTCGTACAAGTCACTATTCTGCTTCCAGACATGATT